GAAGCTTCTTACTACTGTTGGTACAAATGCTGGTCCTTTTACTGTTGGTCCTACAATTGCTGCGCCTATTGCGCCAACTCCTTGAGGTAAAAATGTTTGATCATTTTCTCTTGTAAATACCCCTGGTGAAATAATTTGTTCTGCCATTTTATATTATTTTTATAATGTTATGTCTGGTTGGTTGTTCCTATATAAATATGAAAAAGAACCACAAACCAAACTAAAATAAATGATTAAGTATAAATTTTAATCATTAATAAATATAAATGGATTTTTTAAAACTATTCCGTAGGAACAAATTCTCCAGTATCTACATCAAGGCTTCCTTTTCCATACTTATCTGTAAAAGATTTTGCTATAGTAGTTTCTTCTTTTGTTAGAAGAGATAATTGTTCTTTTAATAAACTTTCTCTTTCTTCTAATTTAAGTTTAGATATTGCTATTTGACCAAACTGTGTACTTATAGTAGTTAAGTTAGTTTGTAATTTTTTAATTCTTTCTAAGTCTTTTGAAGGAATTAAAATTGGAGCACTTGAAATTTCGTGAGGTGTTGGTATTTTTGTTTTTTTAGCCATAACTTTTTTTTTTAATTATTTTAATAATCGGATATACATATATGCAAAAAGTAAAAACCGTTAATCTACAGCAATTACTTTACCTATGTTTGCTGTTGCTACTGTATTTACTTTAGCTATATTATCATCAGCAACAGTATTTACAGTATTACTATATCCTGTAGCAGCTGCTGTGTATACTAAATTTATAGCACTACTAAAAGCTATACCATTACTTATATTACCATCTGATTCTAATGGACTTTCTTCTTCACCCGCTACATCAGCAGTTAAAAGTAATGCTATATTAAAATCATTGTTATTATTAATTTGAGTAGCGGCTGCTGCATTTAAAGTAAATGTAATTGTTCCACTTGATCCATAAGCTGTTGCACCAGAATATGCAGTACTTTTATCTACATTATTAAAATCAGCATTAGCGAGCTCACCACCATTACTAGTACCAGCAGTATGTTTTACTGCTGTTACATTATGAATACCATTACTAGCATCACCAGCAACAGAAGTTAATTGAAGCGAAATACTAGAAGCACCTGATATACCTGATGTGTCAAAATGTATAAATGTTCTTACAAATCTAAATGTACCACCACCTCTTCCTGATGATTGAAAATATTGAATACAAGTTGTTTGATTACCTGTAGCACTATCAGTAGCTGTACCAGTAGATTGAACAAGTGCGGTTTCATAATCACCAGCACTTGCTCCTGTTATGAATCCTTTTCTATTTGATGCTAACGTTGCCATTTAAATTATTTTTTAGGTAAATAATAAGTTGTACTATTAAAATAGCTGTTTGTTGGTGGGTTAACAGTTATAGCTTGATAAGTTACATTAGGTATATTATAAATATTAGTTTCATCAGTGTTATTATTCCACCAAGTTACTTTAGTGTTTGATTTTGTTAAAGTACTTAAAGATGAACTAAAATTTTTCATGTTTTCATCACCAAAAGTATCATAAAATATACCATCATAAGTTGATAAAGAATCTTTAACATCATACCAACTACCTGTTATAATATTTACATTAGATTTGTTTAAAGCCCACGCCTGAGCCTTGGGTATTATGTTGGGGTGATTTTCTATTATGGTGTGTGTTGAAATTGAATGAGAATGCATATAACCTGCTGATATTCCCATTCCAAATCCTATTTCTAAAATGTCACCTCCATTTTCACATACATAAGCTGCTGAAGCTGACATTAAGGGATTTTCCCAATCCATCATAACTTCAAAATCTCCTCCAAAAGATGTGTCTGTGTAGTATATCTTGTCTGATTCGAATGTTAATGTTTTGTCTGTGTAACTCATTATGCTGTAACTTCTACAAACGTACCAGATGGGTTAAAATATATTTCACCATTAATAGAACCTAAACAATAACCAATTACTCTTACTATATCACCATTACCTGAGGGTGCTGTTGATGTAGCTTTACCAGCTGTTGTTGATAAAAACAAAGGATCACCAACAGTACCTGGATCATGATCTAAAGTTGTCATACCTCTAAGCATCACACCATTAGTATCTGATGCAGCACCTAAAGCAACACCTATCATACCATCAGCTGTAGCAACAGCGTCTGCGTCGGTTAATGCCCAATTTCCACTTGCGTTATAATAGTATATTTGACCTGCAGTCATAGACGTTGTACTACCAAAGTAAACTACATCTCCTCCTCCTGAATTACCGTGTGTAGTAGATGATATTTTGAATTGCAAACTAGGAATAACCACTGTATTATTAAAAGTAGCTTTACCAGCAGCTGACATATCTAGGGTTAAAGCTGTAATATCAGCTCCACCATCTGTTCCTTTGAAGATGATGTCTTTATCATTAGCAGCACTATCTATAATTAAATCTCCAACATTGTTGGTTATTTTAGAATCTGTAGCATCGTGAAGAAGAACTAAATCACCACCACTACCAAATCTAAGTTTAGAATTATCAGGGAATGTAGTTATTGGTTTATCAGATCCAGCAGAACCATCTAAAAAGAAATATGTTTCAACACCCCCTGATCCATCATCACATCCAAATATTATATCTTTATCATCAGCTAAATTTCTAATGTTTAAATGACCAGTTTCATTGTCAATAAAAGTGTCAGTAGCATTATGGTATAATCTTAAATCATCACCTGTACCTATATTTAGGTAATTATTATCTAATAAATCTACACCACCTACAAATGAACCTGTTCCAGAAGCTGTTATGTTTCCTGCTGCGTGTATTTCTCCACTTGCAGAAAAGTTTGGGGCTATTACTAAACCTTTGCTTGGGTTGTAAGTTAAATGGCCGTCAGCTTCTAAACCCCTATTTGCAGTACCACCTGCAGCACCCTCAATGAATGTAATTTGGTTATGTTCGTTAGTGTTTTCATTGTCTGTGATAAGAACATGGGCTGCATTTGTTGCGTTAGTTACAGTAGTTCCAGAAATTGTGTCTGATAAAGAAGTTCCATTAACTGTTATTGCATCTGCTTCTAATGTTCCATCTATATCTGCATTTCCAGATATATCTAAGCTTGCGGCAATTATTTCTCCACTAGCGTTTATGGCACCATTTATATCAATTGTTGTAGCTGCAATTTGTATTTCTGTGTCTGCTACTATATCTAGTTGACCATCTGTACTAGAATTAATGTATAATCCAGTGTCTCTAAATTGAAGTTTTTTAGTTGATGCTAATGTTACAGTATTTCCTAAAGCAGTAGTTCCTGATATATCTACAGCACCATTAATGTCAAGTGTAGTAGTTGCAATTTGGACTGTGTCATCTGCATCAATATCTAATTGACCATCTGTACTAGAAAAAATTACAATTGCACCATCTCTAAATGCTAATTTAGTATTTGTTCCAAATGTTTTTGCCCCCGTAAATGTTTGAGTACCAGATAAAGTAACATCACCTGAACCAGCATTTGCATCAACATACGCTTTAATAGATTGTTGTGTTGCTAAAGAAGTAGCTGAATCAGATCCCATAGCATCTTCGTCAAGAATTGTAGTAACTCTAGCATTAGCTCCTCCTAATCTTATACCAGAATTACTGATATCCAACCTTGAGGAATTATTAGTCCTAAAATCTTGGGTGTCTGTACCAAAGGATATTTCATTATTATCATCACCTACGTGTTGTAGGTTACTAGCTATTAGTAGATTTCCAGCGACTGTTAATGTACTAGCCATATCCACAGCACCATCAATGTCTACTACATCTAAATTTGATGTTCCATTGACGTCAATATTACCTTCTAAATCAATGTTTCCACCTACTTCTAAATCATCTGTTATTTGAGCGTCGTCAGTTGAAAATAAATGTTCTGCTTTAACTATACCACTTGCTGTGATATGTCCTGATATGAATGTTTCGTTTGCTAGTTTTGCACTAGAACCTGAAATTACTACTTTTTTCCAATTTGGCATGTTATCTTTTTATTATGGTTGGTTACTCAAAAGGAGCCCACTTCCCTATGAAGGGCCAATAATTTATTATAAATATAAAACGAATTTAATTTACTTAACTTTTTGTAATTCTTTTTCTTTCTTTTTAACTGATTTTTGGTATTCTTTATCTACTTTATTTTGTAATATGGATAATGATGTAGCATCTTTACCTTGTATTGTTACTACATTTAGGCCTGTTCTTATAACAGTCCATTCTTCTGGTGCAAACATAACTTTTATTTTATTTTATTATAATGTGTTTGTAATTTATACACTAATGTATATAAAGATTCTAACATATCCCCACTAAAGTGGGAATTTTTTATTGTTCTTAATAATAATTCTATTTCTTGTTTTGAAAGTTGAATATTATTACTATTTACGTTTTTTTTAATATAGTCTACATTACTATTATCTTTTGTGACTATATGTTTAGCTTTAAAACTCATAACCTTTTTAATTTTTTTATGCAAATATGAATATATCACCTGTATCTGTTTCAACATGAATATTACCATATCCGTAATTGGCCCCTCCATATGTAGGATTACCTGATGGTACTGAAGTACTAAATGTTACTATACCCATATAAGCGTCTGGAGCAAAAGTAGATCCTGTTGGGGCGAATTCATTTTGAACTGCCCAACGATTTGCTGTTCCTCCTTCATAACCAAAAGCGGAACCTGATGGGTAAGTTCCTCCAAAATGATTTACTACAATACCTCCATCTCCTACTGATGTTGAACCTGAAGCTAATGATATAAATCTGTCTTTAATTTCTAAATTAGTTGTATTAGTAAAGGATGCTGTTCCTGCTACAACTAAATCTCCATCTACTTGTAAATCTGCAAATGTTACATTTGAATTTGTTTTAACAGCTTGATCCATGCCGTATAATTCATTTGCACCTTGACCTGTATTAACTGTTGTAAATGTAACTGCGTTTGTAGTTTTAACATTTTGATCCATGTCATATAACTCATTTGCACCTTGACCTGTATCTAAAGTTGCTGCAACTAATGCTCCAGCAATATTTCCTGTAGCTCCTTTAAGTACACCTGAAGCTGTTATATCTCCTACTACGTGAGCATGACCACTTGCTGTTATATCACCTGTTAGGAATAAATTCTTAAATTTCTTAGTTGCAGAACCTAAATCAACATCATTAGTTGTAGTTGGAGCTAAAAGTCCATCTGTTATAGATAATTGTTCTGTAGATCCAATTTTAAATGTTATTGAAGTATCTGCTACTGATTCTAAAGATCCATCAGCGTCTGAATTTATATAAATTGCTGAATCTCTAAATTGTACTTTCTTGTTTGTTGCTAAAGCTAACCCTCCATTTACTACTTGAATTGCTGTGGTTGTTAATACTCCAGTAACAAGAGCAGTAGTTGCCATATTAACAGCACCGTCAATATCTACTACGTCTAAATTAGCTGTTCCATTAACATCAATGCTTCCTTCTAAGTCAATGTCTCCTCCAACTGTTAAGTTGTCTGTTATTTCAGCGTCGTCACTTGAAAATAAATGTTCAGCTGAAATGATTGCTGAGGATGTAATGTCTCCTGCTGCATGTATGTGTCCACTTGCTGAGAAATTTGGAGCTATTACTAAACCTTTACTTGGATTATATGTTAAATGACCATCGGCTTCTAAACCTCTGTTAGCGCCACCACCACCAGCACCTTCAATAAAAGTTATTTGATTATGTTCGTCAGTACTTTCGTTATCTGTTATTAATACGTGAGCTGCGTTTGTTGCATTTGTGGCAGTACCTGTTGTGTCAGCGTTCTTTTGAGCAAATCTAGCGCCAATGGCTTTAGATGACATTATATGTGCATCCGCATCTACAAATTCACTAGTAATATCTATATCATCAATTGTGTGACCACCAATAATATAATTTGTTGAAGTCACATTATCTAAACCTGTCAAATCTCCTGCTATATCGGCATTTCCTGAGATATCTAAGCTTGTTGCTTCTATTTCTCCAGAAGCTTTAAATATTACATTATCAGCGTTACCAACTCTAAATATTATTTGATCGTTAGTACTAAATTTAATTTGATCAGTACTGTCTCTACCAACAACTAAAGATGTATTTAGTATACTTGTAGGTGCAAAAGTACCTGCTGTTAAAGTTCCTGTAATATCAGCATCACCTCCAACTGTTAAGTCGTCCGCTATTGAAGCATCGTCTGTTGAATGTAAATGTTCTGCTCTAACTGTTGCTGAGGATGTAATATCACCTACTACGTGTGCGTGTCCACTTGCTGTTACGTCACCTGTTAGGAATAAGTTTTTAAATTTATGGGTTGCAGTACCTAAATCAACATCATTAGTTGTAGTTGGAGATATAGCTCCATCTTTTAAAATAAATTGTTCTGTTGATCCAATTTTAAAAGATATACCTGTGTCTGCTACTAATTCTAAAAATCCATCTGCATCTGAGTTAATATAAATAGCAGAGTCTCTGAATTGTACCTTTTTATTTGTTGCTAAAGCTAATCCTCCATTTACTACCTGAATAGCAGTTGTTGTAAGAACACCTGTAACAAGAGCTGTTGTTGCCATATTAACTGCTCCATCAATATCTACTACGTCTAAGTTTGCAGTACCATTAACATCGATGCTTCCTTCTAAATCAATGTCTCCTCCAACTGTTAAGTTGTCATCTACTTGAGCGTCATCTGTTGAGTGTAAATGTTCAGCTTTAATTATTGCTGAGGATGTTATATCCCCCACTGCATGTATATGTCCACTTGCTGAGA